GAATGCTTTACCAGATCCAGGTTGTTGAACTACTCCATTGATAACTAATCTAATTTCATTCTCATTGGTTACTGCATGAGATAAAGTATAGTTAGCTGTAGCAGAAACTGTAAATGTTTCTGTTTCAAAACTTGCGTAACTTTCTGCTGGTATATTACCAATATAAGCCATTTATATAATCCTTATGTACTAATTGAATCTACTACTGATAAAATGCAGTCCACAGCACTTGCTGTATCTGATAATGCTTCAACACTATCTCCTGATTGTAGAACTACTTTTGAACCACCATCTATAAGTTCTAAAGAACCTCCAGCTGGTATTGGTGCATCTTTTATCAAATAATAGCTTGTACTTGAGTTTTTAACAGTAGCATCTACAGTTACAGCTGAACCTGATTTATTAGCAAATCTCATACCAATAATTGCGTCATCACTATTAGCTGCTGCTCTAACTTCTGTAGCAGATGTGCCTATGCTAGTTTTTAAAACTCTTTCAAAATCTTGTGCCATTATTTTTTCCTTTTATTAATTAAAGTGCAATTGCCATAGCAACTGCAAATCCAGCTGAAGCTGCATCTATGTTTGTTAATTGACTACCATCTACAGCAGGTAATTTCGCAGAACCATCAAGTTGTACCACATTGTTTGCAGAAGTTCCAACAGTTTTTGTGGAAGCTGTTCCTAATCCTGTAATTTTAGTATTAGCAATAGAATTGACTGCTAGTGTAATTGTACCTGATGAAGTAATTGGTGAGTTTGCTACTGTAAATTCTGAAGAACCTGAATCTGCTACTGCTACTGAAGTTACTGTTCCAACATTAGATGGAGTAATAACAGTATAAGTAATATTAGTTGAACCTACTGATCCAGTATTATCAGTAGTACATAAAAATATTTTATTATCATTTGTTGAACCTTGATTAACTACAACCATTCCACCAGATAATTCTGCAATACTATCATGCTCTGGATCTCTTGATGCAGCACCACTTGATACTGCTAAGTATAATCCATTTTCAGTAGCATCTGTTTGATCTTTTAATAAAACTCTGTCACCAGCAACAAGGGTAACACCATCAATACTATCACCAGCTTCTAAACCATTTGATAAATTTACATTTGCTGTAGAAGCACATTCGGCTATCGTTCTAGTTCTTAGTCCAGCAACAGCTTGATCTACATAATTTTTAGTAGCAGCATCTGAACTAGCAGATGGAGAACCAAGTCCTGTTACAGCTCCACCAGATATTGAAACATTGTTTGCAGCTTGTGTTGCAATTGAACCTAATCCTAAAGAAGTTCTAGCAGTAGCACCACTCTCTGTTACAAAATTTGATCCATCCCCAACAATAAAATTACTATCAGTTGGTGTTAGTCCAGCAATGTCAGTTAATTGAGCATCGCTTGTTTGTTTTGCATCTAACTGAGTTTGAATTGCAGATGATACTCCATCTAAATATCCTAGTTCAGTTGTTGTAACATCACTAACTTCTACTTTACCTGAACCATTTGATTGTAATGCTCTTGAAGCGGTTAAGTCAGACGATGCTATAGTTGATGCACCACCAGTTATGGTAGCTTGTTTTGAATCTATTTGAGTTTGTACTGCACTTGTAACCCCATCTAAATAACCTAATTCAGTATCGGTTACATCTGATACTGCAATCTTTTGTGAGCCATTAGAAATAACAGCTCTGTTTGCAGTTAAAGATTCTGTATCAATTGTTGTAGCTGATCCTGTTATAGTTGCTTGTTTAGCATCTAATTGAGTTTGGATAGCACTTGATACACCATTTAAATATTGAAATTCTGTATCTGAAATTGTTCCATCTGCAATTTTAGTTGCAGAAATTCCTGTAGGTATAGAGTCATTCGTTTTTGTAAGTATTGCAAGATAAACTGATAAAGTTTCATTTGCTAATGATCCACTATCAAAAGTTACATTGACAGTTGTGTTTGTAGAAAAAGATGAACTAGCAATTACTCCATATCTAAATGCAGCTGTAGTTGCTAAATAAATTTTTATTCTTCTACCTGCATGATATTCTGAAGTTACATCAGCACCATTAATTGTAAAAGAAGTTCCACTTACATAAGCTGCTGTGTAAGAACCTGAACCATCACCATATTCTACCCATTGTGCATCATTGTAAAAATCTCTAGTGTTCTTCATCAATGCTCTGATTGCATTGTTTAGATTAGAAGGTAGCATTCCTTCTGCCGTAGAAATACCATTTAGTGAAGTGTTATTTGCTTGGGTTGTTGAGTAATCTTTTATACCTGCCATTTAATCTCCTATAAACCATGAGAAAGCCTTGTCGCTTTCTTTATTACGATCATTTATTAATGTATTGATAGCTTCTTCAATTTGTCTTTGAAAAAACTCTTGAGTTTCAAAACTATATCTAACATTATCTATATCAGTTTTTTCCGTCATCTCAAACCTATTCTTGAAGCAATTATATCAACACCTTGAGCATGAGTCCAAACTGATCCAGATGGTGTTATTACTTTAATTTTAAAATATCTACCAGACTGTCTTACTGGATTATCTCCACTTGTAACCATTGTTGAAGATGTAGATTCGGTAGCTGTATCAGCTAATCGTTCTTTACTTTTGATAGTTACTGTAGATGTAGCATCCACAATCGGTCTGACATTGGTTATACTACTTCTATGTCCTGGAAACAACTCCATTTCTCTAGTTTCTATAGTACCTTCATTTTCAGTACCTGAAAATATAGCTGCTTTATAATTATTATCTATTGCACCCAAATATCTTTGTCCACCATTCCAAAAATCAGTATCTAATGCAATATTAATATTATCTAAGTTTTCAGAAATAATATCCATTAATTCTACAGTATAAGCACCAACGAATTGTGAGAATATAGAACTAGCACTAGCATCTGCTGTACTCCATTTTTGAGTAGCATAATTATAAATAATTACTTTATCACAAATACCAGTAGTATTAGATGTATCATTTTTAGATGGATATAACCACATAGCTAATTGATTAAAAGGATCTACCGCTGCACAAATTCTATCTGTGTATGCTTTGTTTAAATCTAAATCAAAAAATCTATTTACTTTTTCTGCACCAATAGAAACTACTTGATCTCCATTTAATTCATAAAATCCATCATCCGCATAAAAGAAAACTCTACGATTATCTTGACAGACAGTTCTTCCATAAACAGCTCCTCTGTTTGGTGATATAACTGATAGACGGAATACTGTTGCACCGCCAACATAGTCCATTCTAATTATTTGATTTTGTCTAAAGACATAAGCAATTTCACCAGAGGTTATATGAGTTATTTGTCCACCTGATCCTGGTAGGTCTTGCAAGTCTGATTGTTTAGTACCTGGTTGCCAAGTTGTTAAATCATTTATTCCTGACCATTGTATTCTATTTGAAAAACCAACATGATTACCTGTTACAAAAAAATCTCTAACTACACCTGAACATTTAAAAGTTGGTACAGTACCAGATGTTGAAATAGTTGAAAGGTCTGCAAAAGAAGATGAAGTTCCCATTAAATAAAATTGTGGTGCATCTACACCATTAGATACAACTATATAATTTCCAAATTGGGTAAAGGTAATGTAATCGGTAGCTTCTCCAGTTAAAGGAGTTCCACCATAAAAATTTGTAGTAGTTAGTCTTGCAGTATCAGACGAAACATTTGTTAAATTATTATTTCCAACTGTGGCTCTTGTAACAGTAACAACTGCATCTGTTACTGTTGCTGAAAAATCTGCATGACCATTAATAGTATTTTTTAAATTTGTAGCAGTAGTGTCGTTGTTTGTTTGTACTTGAAATTCATTAGTAGAAGGTGTTCCAGTAACAGATGTAAAGACAACAGTTGTACCATCATTTTTTTTTAATGTAATAGTTTTACTTGCACCAATATTTGCATAGTCTGAAACTGTAATTGTACAAGTCGCAAAAGCTGTACTTAAAACTTTACCTCTTGCTCCTCTTTCTGTAAATGTTCCAGATGATAATTGATAAATAGTTTCTTCATTAGCAACAAAATTAAATACAGTATTAGAATTATCTCTAAAAGAACCTGCACCTCTACTATCTTTAGTTATGTTGTTACTTGAATAATTTACTAATGAGGGGAATCTTTTATATGATGATGCTGCGAAATAAACATTGTTAGCTGTGTTTGCACCAGGATTATTATATTCTGGTTGGTCAGGTAGCCATTCTCCAAAAGGTATTTGCATTATTCTCCTATTGGTTATTGTTTGTTACAAATTTAGATACATCATTAAATGAACCTGCAACAGTTACATCACCTCTTTGTTGTAAAGGTGCATTACCATATTGATCTTCTCTATCGTTTCTCTCAAGTCTTTCTAAAGCAGTTGTGTACATTCCTTGCCATTGTTGAAGTCTTTGAGGATCAACACCACCTAAAAAATTAGCAGCATGATATAATGAACCATATAAATAAATTGCAGGATGACTTGCTAATATATAATTAGAAGTATTGGTATCTGATAAAGCTGCAAACTTAGCATAATAATTTAATGTTCCTGTGTATGCAGAATCTGGAATTGGTGCAAATCTAAAATTATCACCAAGTATAGTATATGCTGAAGGCATACCAGTTGTAGATGAACCTCTAATTTGATCCATTTGAGCTGGAGTAATATATTTTAAAGCATACTTAGTTCCGCCTGATGTTATAAAAAAATCTCTTACTTGTAAAAAATCTGTAGGCACAGATTCTGTTTCTGAATCTATTGTAATAGAAGTTGAGGTATTCATTTTTCTAATTCTTAATTTAGAATTAAAATCAGCTTCTGCTAAAACTATAAAATCTTCTGCAATCTCAGTTGTTAAATCTGATCTGTTTAACCAGTTTGCTATTGATGTTTTTAAATCTGAATATGTTGCAAGTGCCATTATATTTTACCTTCTGCTGTTTTAAAATATTTAAACTCATTACTATTTAATTTTGTTTTTAATATTTTTGTTTGAACTTCTTTAGGAAGTGCGAACCAATTACTATCTCCATTATACTCATTCGCCCAAACAGATAAAGCTAAAGTTGGAATAGAAGCTACTCTTTTTAAATCTCTGGATTTAGAATATCCATCATTTAAATTAAATAATCTTTTATTATGTTGTAAATGAGGATCTATATTTACTTCTTCATTTAAAACAATTTTCTTTTCCATTTCGTCTATAGAAAATGTTTCTTTTTTTAAACCATCAATACTTATATCTTTTCTCATCTACCTTGACCTTTGTATCTTGTTTGCTTTTTTTGTCTGCTCTCTGATTTGTTTTGAGATTTTTTATGACAACCAGGTCTTTTTTTAGGTTGATCTCTTGGAACAAAGTGAACAAACTTTTGTCTAGCCACTAAGCACTCATTTCAGTAATAGAAACTTCAGCAGTACCAATAAAAGCTACTTTCTCACCAGGTGAAACTTTAAAAATTTCAGGTTGGTCAGCAGGTATAAAAATAGTTGATGAATTAGCAGTTGCAACAGCAGTTGGGTTTGCACCGAATAAAATATAAATATCAGCAGTTGATGCTATTCTTACATATTCAGTTTGTGATCCAAATGCAGCAGATTGTGCTGATGTTCCACCACTTGTTTTACCTTGATGTGTAGTAGGTCTTAATCCGTAATTAAAACTCATATTTTTCTCCTAATTAATTATGGGGGAAATACCGCTAGGCAAGATCCCCCAAATATTGTTATATACTATTATCTTCTAATTACGAAAGTAATTTCCATTTTAGAAGTATTTGATGAACCACCATTAGTAATACATTCAATAGTACCATCTTCAGCAACAGTATTTAAAGCTGTTGGAAAAGCAGTTGCTACTTTACCAGCTGAACCTGAAGCTACATGACTTATAGCACCTCCAGTTACTGCAACACCACCTATTTCAAAAGAGATAGCTGCTGTGCCAGTTGTAGTTGCTTTGTTGTGAGTGATGATTTTTACAATTTTTCCACCATCAGGTACACAAACAAAAGTTGATGAAGCTGTTGAAACATCTGGAATTGCAGATGTTAAAAAGTAATCGTTTAATGTTCTCATTTTTTTATCCTATTTATTTGCTTCGTTCCGTCATTGACTTCAAAGACCAAACAAAATTGTTAATTGAATGATGGGGGATAATTCCCCCACCACTTTAGATTTATTATGAAGTAGTTAAATCTGTGATTAAACCACTTGCTTTTTCATTTCTTGACTCAAGAGTGTACTCAGCAACCATAAATCTCTGATCTGCGTCTGCAGTCTGAGCTGGTGTTTGTAGAGAGAAATCTCTTAAGAAAGAAACTGCCCAGTATTCCATATCTAGAATGTGAGCATCTTGACCGATTTTAGCAGCAGTACCATTAGCACCTCTGATAAATCTGTTTGGTGATACTTGCATAGTTCCAAAGTCAGATTCGTACACATCAATAGAAGTAATTAATCTTCTATCTTCCGCAGCATCAAATCTAGTAGAACCGCCTGTAAAGCCAGATAGTTTCTGTTTATTGAAAGCATTTACCATAATCATGTTAGGGTTTCCGCCTTCATTGTAACAGCTAACTAAAATACCTTTTAACTGATCTTCAGTAAAAGCTCTTTGAGTTCCATCTGTTCTTATAGCACCATTACCAGCACCAGAACCACCAGCACCTGCATCAACATTAGTTTCGTACCAAGTTGGACATCCACCTAGTTTTCTTGCAGCTGTTGCACTACCAGCAGATTTAGCAACATTAGATAAAAGAGCTGTTTCCATATCTCTTTTTAATTCTTTTGCAGCTTTAGCTACTTGGTAAGCCATCTCATTATTTCTTCCAGCAGAAGTTACAGCTTCGTTAGTTGCAGTAACTTGAATTCCTTTAGTAGAAATTTGAGTGTGGTTATTTTCTAATACAGTTGGTGACATAGTTCCATAAGAAATATCAGCACCTTCAACAGCAGCATTTGCAGCAACATCAGCTAGTGCATCTGTTTGCCATTGGTGTAAAGTATTAGTTGCTTTTGTTTTTGCAACTCCAGACATAAAAGGTGTTTCTGTTGGACTAATTGAATAAATTATGTCCGCTAGATCTTCTCTTATACCTATAGTCGTATATGTTTGGTATTTAGCCATTTGTTTTCTCCGTTAGGTTATTGTTTATAGATAACGCATCAGTAAATCGGTAGCATCTTTTGCACTTCCGCTTTTCTTCAACGCATTCATCTTCTTCAACCTAGACTGATTATTCAAATCTTCTTTAGTAGCTTTAACTCCTGATTTAACAACTGCATTTGGCTTGACTTTTTTACTTACTAAATTGGGTTTAGTCGCATTAGCTTTCATGCCATCCATTATCACATCAAAATATCTTGAATCATAAATTCTTGAAACATCATCATTTGTGAAGCCTTTAGAATTTAAATAACTCATAATATTATTTTTAACTGTAGAACCCTTGATAGGGTCAGCAATTTCAGGATGTTTTAAATGAAGTTTTTTTTGTTCATTTTTTAATATTTCCTGAAACTGAGATTCTTGATGTTCTCTCAGTTTTTGCTGTGCTTGTTGAATTGATTGTTTTCGTTTTTGTATCTTACGATCAACTCTAGCAGCTTCAGTTGGATCTTCATCCCAAAGAGCATCAAGCTCTTTAGAATTCATATCATTGTTAATCTCAGCATTTAAGGTAACTACTAATGAATTTAAATCATCCATCTTAGTTGAATACTGATTTTTAAGACGATCTTCTTCAGATTTTAGCTCTCTTTTTTCAATCGCTATCTCCTCAGTTTTTCGTCTGTAGTCAGCATCTTTTTGATAACCTGCTTTTAATTCTTCAAGGTCAACATCAATCTTTTCACCATTAACAATAACTTGGTGTAGATCGGTTTCTTGTTCTTCAATTGCATTTTCATCTTGTGATGCTTGTTCTTCATCTGCTACTTCCATTGTTTCCTCTGGTTT